TGTTAGAAACCATTGCTACAAAATTATCAGAGTTACCAGATGATAATGAGGCAGTACAATATTGCTTGACACGCAAGATTCCGCGTGATAAGTTTAATGGATTATATTACATCACCTCTGTGAAAAAGATTCAAGATATCGCTCCCGAGTATTCTAGCATCAAGACAGAAGAACCTCGACTGTTACTTCCTTTTTATAATGAAAAGGGCGAGTTAACAGGTGTAACAATGCGCGGAATGCGAGGCGAAGCGCTTAGATATATAATGATTAAGCTGATGGAAGATGAACCTCTTATCTTCGGTATGAATAACATTGATAAGAAGAAGCCTGTGTATGTTGTGGAAGGCCCTATTGACAGTTTATTTCTTCCTAATGCTATAGCATGTGCTGGCACAAGTTTTTCTAAATTAGAAAGTTTAAACTTACCAAAAGAACAAATAGTCGTTGTATTTGATAATCAACCACGAAACCCAGAGGTATGCCGCCTTGTTGAAAAATATATTAAACTGGATTACCAAGTATGCATCTGGCCTTGCTCCATTGCTGAAAAAGATATTAATGACATGGTCCGAAGCGGAAGTAAAGTCCTACAGCTTATTCGTGAAAACACGTACCAAGGATTGATGGCACAACTTAAATTGACTGAATGGAGAAATTGTTAATATGAAAGTAAAATTGATTTCCTATACTACACCTGTAGAAGGGGACCTTCATACACCTACTGACTTGATTGCATTTTGTGCTAGAGTTAGTAATCCTAGCAATCAGATGAACACAGAAACATCTGAGAAACTTATCAAGTATTTGGTTAAGCATAAGCATTGGAGTCCATTTGAGATGGCAAATGTTTGCCTAGAAATTGAAACTACCCGAGATGTTGCTCGACAAATTCTTCGGCATCGTAGCTTCACTTTTCAAGAATTCAGTCAACGCTATGCAGACCCGACTACTGATTTATCGTATGAACTACGTGAAGCACGATTACAAGATGTGAAGAATCGGCAAAATAGTATTGAAGTTAATGACCCCAAGCTCCAAGAAACTTGGGACATCATGCAATACAATGTCTGGCAGGAAGCCTTACATTCATATGAATGGGCGATAAAGAGTGGTATTGCAAAAGAAGTGGCTCGTGCTGTCCTACCTGAAGGGTTGACAGTTTCACGAATGTATGTGAATGGGACCTTGAGAAGTTGGATTCACTATATAGATATACGTTCCGACAAGGCAACACAAAAAGAACATCGGGAGATTGCAGTTGCATGTGCTCAAGTTATCACTGAAATCTTTCCAATGATAAATAAAATTTCACAGAATGAGGAGTAACATGAGAGAACAAAATGATGTAGCAATTTTCATGGAAGCTTGTGGTCAAGGAGTGCTTAGAAGTCCAAGTTATCTAAACGCAAATTTGCCACAAGCTGATTTATACATGGAATTGATTCGTGAAGAATTTGAGGAGTTGAAGGAAGCTCATGGAAATTCAGATATTGTAGAAGTAGCTGATGCATGTGGAGATTTAATCTGGGTTATTCTTGGATTGGCTAATAGTTTAGGAATTCCTATGCATCGTGTATGGCACGAAGTATCAGCATCTAATATGAGTAAGACAGTTGAAGGAAAAGTAATTAAGCGAGAAGATGGAAAAATTTTAAAGCCCGACACTTATTTCCCACCTAACATTCACCGAGCACTAGAGATCCCAACACATGAGTAAGATGGAACTACCAGTAAAGATTTTATCAGATATCACTGTTCACATGAAGTATGCCAAGTTTGATAAGAGCAAGAATCGTCGTGAGAACTGGAAAGAATTGATTGATAGAAATAAAGAAATGCATTTGGAAAAGTTTCCCAAGTTGAAAAAGGAAATTAATGATGCCTATAAATTTGTCTACGATAAGAAGATACTTCCTTCCATGCGCAGTTTGCAGTTTGCTGGGAAGCCTATTGCCATTAACAATGCTCGTTTGTATAATTGCTGTTTTCTACCTATTGACCACGTTGACGCCTTCAGCGAAGTCATGTTCCTCTTGTTGTCGGGAACAGGCGTAGGATATTCTGTTCAACGACATCATGTGGAAAATCTTCCTGAAATCAATAAGCCCACCAAGAATCGTCGCTATTTGATTGGAGATAGCATTGAGGGTTGGGCAGATGCCATCAAGGTGTTAGTGACAGCTTACATGAAGGGCAAGGCTCTTCCTGTGTTTGATTTCAGTGATATTCGTCCCAAGGGGGCTATGCTCATCACTTCTGGGGGTAAGGCGCCTGGACCTGAACCTTTAAAGGATTGTTTACATAATGTTCAAAAGATTCTTGACCGTAAGCAAAACGGTGAAAAGCTCACATCAATTGAAGTCCATGATATTTTATGCTACATTGCTGATGCTGTTCTTGCTGGTGGAATTCGGCGTTCGGCCATGATTAGTTTATTCGACATTGACGATGATGACATGCTCACATGTAAGTTTGGTAACTGGTGGGAAAATGCACCCCAGCGTGGTAGAGCAAACAACAGCGCCGTCATTGTTCGTTCCAAGGTTGATGAAGAAGTATTCTTTGATTTATGGAAGAAGATTGAGGCCTCCGGTTCAGGAGAACCGGGATTCTTTTTCACGAATGACAAAGATTGGGGCATGAACCCGTGCGCGGAAATTTCTCTCCGTCCCTTTCAATTCTGTAATTTGACCACCATTCATGCAGGTGATGTGGAGTCTCAGGAAGATTTGAATGCCCGCGCACGGGCAGCTGCTTTTATCGGTACACTACAAGCATCATACACAGACTTTCATTATTTGAGGGATGTATGGAAGAGAACCACGGAACGAGAAGCACTCATTGGAGTGAGTATGACGGGTATCGCCTCAGGTTCAGTTCTCAAATTGGATCTCAAGGAAGCCGCCAATATTGTCAAGGAGGAAAACGAACGAGTTTCTTCATTGATTGGCACAAATGCGGCTGCTCGTTGTACTACAGTGAAGCCGGAAGGTACATCCTCTTTAGTACTCGGAACATCCTCGGGTATTCATGCCTGGCATAACAACCATTACATTCGTCGTATTCGTGTAGGTAAGAATGAAAGCATTTATACATATTTACAGATTAATCATCCTGAACTAGTTCAAGATGAATTCTTCAAGCCGAACATTCAAGCTGTGATTGAAGTGCCACAGAAGGCGCCTGAAGGTGCATTAACACGACAAGAATCAGCATTGGATTTATTGAAGCGTGTGAGTAAGGTATGGAAGGAATGGGTGAAGCCAGGACACAGAAAGGGTGCCAACAAGAATAATGTATCTACAACAGTCACCATCAAGCCTGATGAATGGGATGAAGTAGGACGTTGGATGTGGGACAATCGTGACAACTTCACAGCATTGTCAGTTCTTCCATTCAGTGACCATAGTTACATTCAAGCACCATTTGAAGATATCACAGAAGAAAAATACCTTGAGTTAGTAAAGGTGTTACATAACATCAATCTTGATGATGTGGTAGAATTAGAAGATGGGACAAACCTTCAAGACCAAGCAGCATGTGCTGCCGGAGCGTGTGAAATCATATGATACATGTAACACGGTTTTCTGCTAGTTGGTGTGGTCCATGTAAAATGCTAGCTCCTGTTTTCCAGGAGCTAGCCACCACCATGCCTGATGTGAAATTCATCACAGTTGATGTTGAAGAAAAGCCATTAGTTGCTGAATTATATCAAATTCGTTCCGTGCCTACAGTGATTATTGAAAAAGACAATGTTACTGTGGAAAAGTTTGTAGGGGTTCAATCAAAACAAAAGTATATTGATGCCATTAAAAATGTTACCGGAGATGTTGCATGACAGATCCATGTTATCCTAATTTTGGTGATGACTACTCCTTTATATTTAATAACGCTAATTATTTTGAAGATTTTATAGTAGGATATCGACAAGAAGCTGGATGTACCAACCATAGTTCCATTCGACATTTTCTGGTCTGGATGAGAGGGAGAAAAACTTTCTATACTGCTGCCGGAGTTCCTCTCTATAATCTAGAGAACTCCGGTGACATGACCTACAAGAATGATGCTGGTACAATAACCATGACATTATCACCACAAGGTGATATCTATCATGCAAGACATATGACCACGGATGGCAATACGTTGATGAAAGGAAAATTAAATGTTCGGGATGTAACAACATTTGAAATTCCTCACCCCACAGCTCCTGGTACTTTTTTAAACCACGGAGCATTACAAAGCCGTGAGCACGCATTATATGTGCGGGGCACAAGTAACAGCGCAACAATTACTTTACCTTCAACATGGACACAATTGGTTGAAAGTAGTTCTGTAACAGCGCATATTACACCCGCATCATTAGTTCCAGCACCGGTTCCAACAGTTGATACTTATCTTGCTGTACCAACAGTTCTCAGTGCTTCTAATATATCCGTGTCAGTGTATAACCCATATAGTTTAATGTATCATTATTTAATAATTGGAAAAAGAAAGGATGTGCCCGATGCATAAAGTTTGTGTATGTTTAGATTGTGAGGCTGAATTCACAATTCGCCATGATATGGGTGATGACCATTATCAAGTAACGTATTGTCCATTTTGTGGTGAAGAATTGGATGTTGAGGAAGAATATGATTTTGATGATGAGGAAGAAGAATAAATAATTCTGTACCTTTACAGGATTATGTCATGTGGCTTTATGAAAATGTGGAGTTTCTTGAAGTTCCAAAAAATGTCATTGGATTTGTGTATAAGATTACGAACACCTTGACCGGGCGGCAATACATTGGAAAAAAATTATTTACAGCTGCCGGAAGAAAACAAGTCAAAGGAAAACGAAAACGAATTCGTGTCGAATCAAATTGGCGAGAGTATTTCGGAAGTAACAAGGAACTGTTACATGATGTTACTACCTTCGGACCAGAAAATTTCCAACGTGAAATTTTGCATCTTTGTGCGACTAAAGGACAATGTAGTTATTATGAAGCCAAACTTCAATTTGAACATGGTGTGTTAGAGCAACCTGATAAGTTTTATAATGACTGGATCATGTGTAAAATACACCGTAAACATTTAAAACTATGACTATTATCACTTTACTTTCAGCATTTTTCATTAGTAGTATTGCCGCCTGGTTTTCTGTAGCTGGGTTGGTTGCTGTATTTCCTGGTTCACCTATCGCTATTAGTTTAATGGGTGCTGCTTTGGAACTAGGTAAGCTCGTGGCAGCATCTTGGATTTATCGTTTCTGGGATTCTGCTAATAAATTGATGCGTGTGTATTTTGTTACCGCCATCATCATGTTGAGTTTCATCACCAGTATTGGTATCTTTGGATACCTAACAAAATCTTATGCAGAAGGCACACAAGATTTGGGAAATAATTCCGAACAAATTGTGTTGCTAGATAATCAAATAGAACAAGAACAACTGATTGTGGATGATGCAAGAAAAACCATTCAACAAATGGATGTTGCCATCTCATCATTATCTAACACCGAACGAAGTGCTGAACGCGCCGTTCGCTTGCGTGCAACACAAAGAACTGAGCGAGTTTCATTAAATGAAACTATACGCAATGGTAATAAAAATATTTCAGAATTGCGGGCGGAGAAGGCGAAATTAAATGCGGGTCAAAGAACATTAGAAACGGAAGTGGGTCCTATTAAATATGTGGCTCAAATGGTATATTCTAGTGATGATGCCACGACCATTGATAAAGCCGTACGGTTATTAACGTTAATGCTAATTTTCGTGTTTGATCCGCTAGCCATTCTATTAGTCATCGCCGCCAACATGACAGCTAAATTGAATCGGGAAGAAAATAAAAAGGTGAAATTAGAACCCACTAAGAATTTTGTGGAATCTGTTAAAAACAATGTCACCGAAATGAATGATGATTGGAACCCAGGATCCTGGTTTAAAATGGTGAAAAAGCCTAAAACTCCCCCAGGAACGATGTCGTAAGTCGTTGATTTATAAGCACTTACGTGGGACTTGACAAATGACTCCTAATGTGTTATATTTAAGTATACTCTAACACATGGAGGCTGTATGAACGACCTAGATAATGTTTCACGCGAAGGGATTCGCAACATTCTGCGCAGCTCAGTTATTGATGTACACTTCACCAAGAAGGATGGCACTGCCCGGGTGATGAAGTGTACGTTGAACGAGGAGTTTATTCCTCAGCGTGAAAATTCAGAAAATGCTCGCAAGTCCAATCCAGATGTTTGCCCGGTCTGGGACATGGAGAATCAGGCTTGGCGTTCGTTCCGCTGGGATTCCATCACTAAAATCGAGATTTAATCATGACTCTACATACTGTTCTTCCTCCTGCGTCTGACGCTAAGTTTATCGGTGATGAACCGTCGTGGCTTGACATGGATGTGGCTGATGACCAGTACAACAAGGAAATGCTTCGTGGCTTGAACTGGCATAATTATTGTGCCGGCGATAAGGATTATGTGAAATATCTGGAAGCCTGGATCAAGCAGCATCGTCCTAAAACCGCGAAGCAGGACATTGCCACATGGCGTGATTGTTCTAATATCAATAAGACCATGTGCGCCGTGGCGCGTATGCACATGCAGGGATTTCCTCTTACAGACAAGGATATAACACTGCTACACAATTATGTGGGTCTGGTAACTCAGCCCGTGAAACGCTCGCGCACGGCGGCGCCTGTTGTGAATCGTCCTACCATTCAGGATCGTATTCGACAGCAGGTGGCCGGCGTGCTCTCAGATTTGGATGTTCGGGTGGATGATGCCTTCGATGGTAACGTGGCATCGGTTGAGGACATTTCAGGAGATATCCTATCTAAGGGATTCAAGGGTCCGCAGCTCAAGCTCGTTCAGGATTACCTTAATCGTAATTTGATTGAGTGGCAGGCAGCTTATGCCGGTGAGGATGAGCAGCTTGCGGAAGGATATGCCTATGTGGGTAAGCGCAATTTCAAAAAGATTATTGACGCATTTTCCTCTGTTCTGGATTCCATTTCACAGCAGTCCACTCGTATCAAGGCACAGCGTATTCGTAAGCGTAAGCCTGTTGACAAGAAGAAGATGGTGAGCAAGCTCCGGTATCTCAAGGATTGGGAAGGCATCCCATCTAAGAACCCCGTGGACATCATTGGCGCGAACATGGTCTGGGTATATGATACCAAGAAGCGTCGTCTGGGTTATTACGAGGCTGAAGTGAAGGATAGTTTGTATGTGAAGGGTAACAAGATTCAGGGGTTCAAGGTGACGTGCGAGAAGATTCTTCGCAAGCCCGAGGAACAATTGACCATGGTGGCAGGCCTTCGTAAGAACCAGACGGTGAATTGGTTCGACACCATTAAGGCAAAGTGTAAGGTGATGTCTGGGCGCATGACTCTGGATACATTGATTCTTCGAATTGATTAATGAAGGATTTTCATTATCATTTTGGAATCCATAGTAATATACCAGAATGTTGTTCCAGATTTTTTCAGGGCCAGGTGGACGCCGGTGTGGAAAACATCGGCCTCACCTGTCGTCCTGAGTACATGGATCTTGACAAACATCTACACATTCGTTATGTTTTATGTGATGAATGTGCTAAAAAGGAAAAACAAGGTGTGTTGGTAGTAAATGTAGTCCATTTATGTCATCGTGACCCCAACGATGATTGCAAAAAATTCATTTAAGGAACTATATGATTATCGTAGATTATAGTCAAACAGCTATTAGTACTCTTATGGCAGAGCTTCGTGGTCGTACTGATGTGGAAATCAGCACACCATTGATTCGTCATATGATTATCAATGCATTGCGTTCATACAAGGTGAAGTATGGCAATGAGTTTGGTAACATTGTGATTGCCTGCGACAATAAAAAGTATTGGCGTAAGCAGATTTTCCCACAGTACAAGGCTAACCGTAAGAAGGCTCGGGATGATTCTGGCTTTGATTGGCATGCCATCTTTGAGGCGTTAAATCAAATCAAGCAAGAGTTGGCAGAGAACTTCCCGTATCCTGTTGTCGAGGCAGATACAGCCGAGGCAGATGATATTATTGCTTCGCTTGTATTGTGGACACAGGAAAATGATTTAATTCAGGATGGGTTAGATATGGAACCTCAGCCTGTTCTTATTCTGTCTGGTGACCATGATTTCACACAGCTTCAGCGATATAAGAATGTCAAACAATACAGTCCCATTCAGCGCAAGTTTGTGAAGGCAGATGAACCTATTGAACGCATTGTCATGGAGCATATCTTGGTGGGTGACAAAGGCGACGGCGTACCTAATTTCATGTCACCTGATGATGTGTTTGTATCCGGCGGACGGCAAAAGCCTATCCGTAAAAAGGATCTAGAGGAGTGGAAGAAGCTGTCCATCTCTGATTGGGATGGCACACCACATGAAGCAGGTATTCGGCGTAATGCCATGTTGGTGGATTTTCGTAACATCCCGGAAAACATTCGTGAAAGTATTATAAATAACTATACCTCTCAGAAAAATACTAGAGATAAGAGTCAATTACTTAATTACTTTATTGCTCATAAAATGAAGAACATGATGGAGCACATCACGGAGTTTTGATATGAATTTGTCAGCCAACATGAGATTACATGAAAAGTTGGATTATATAGCACAAGGCGCATCGTTGGATGAGCAAGTGTCTAGAACCAAGCAAATTGCACAAATGGATTCTACATTTGCTCCATTAATGCGAATGGCAGTGTTGGAAAATGAAAAACTTGTTGGATTACCATCAGGTATGCCTGATACATATAAGCCGGAGGCAGACATGCCTGAGGGTGTATCACATACCACAGCTCGACAAGAATTCCGTAGAATTAAAAATTTTCAAACTGCGGGAACAATGCAAAATGTTGCATCACATAAAAGAGAATTGATTTGGATCCAAATGTTGGAAGGGATGCACTGGAAAGAAGCCAACATCATGGTACATATCAAAGACCAAACACTTTTGGAGATTTACCCAAATATGCGCGAGGTCTTGACAACTCTAGGTGCAAAGATTACATTACCTGAAGTGAAAACAACAAAGAAAAAGCCCAAAAAGTCGTAAGTGCTTGATTTTCAACAACTTACCCCAGGGCTTGACAAACGAGTCCTGGGGTGTTATATTACAAGCATGAACTGAAGGACGTTGATTGACAACTGAAGGATAGCGTAACTTACCAGAGTGGGTAAGTGACCAGAGGAGTAGGTTACGCTAACTATGCCGCGTTCGTCTATCGGTTAGGACATGGCCCTTTCAAGGCCAGAAGGCGGGTTCGATTCCCGCACGCGGTACTGTCCCGTCAGCTTCGTAGAGTAATAGACGTTAAATTAAGAACTCTGTCGCTATGCTTATCAAGCGTTAGATGATAGGTGCTTGGCAACGTGTCGGATGTTGCAAAAGGTTGCGGGGAACGGTTCTAGGCCGTTGGTTTCCTTGGGTGTCTGGAAAACATCCGAATTACCTCCCCCTGCTTCTGCCCTCTCGTATAATGGCAATACAGTTGACTTTGGATCAACGAATCGTGGTTCGATTCCATGGAGGGCAATGTAGTACCCTATAACTGAACAATTCACACACGGAGATTATATGAAGAACATTCTATTTGCAGCACTTCTTTTCACCGCAGCTTGTACCACTGCTGACGTTCCTAGTAAGGACACCGCACCTACTACGGATAGCGTAAAGACGGATAGCGTAAAGATTGACAGTTCACACGCAGCCGGTACAGACTGTTAAAAATATTATAATGGGTCCATAGCTCAGCTGGGAGAGCGTCCGCTTTGCAAGCGAAAGGTCGTCGGTTCGATCCCGACTGGATCCATTGGGTGGTTAGCTCAGTTGGTTAGAGCATCTCGTTTACACCGAGAGGGTCGGGGGTTCGAGTCCCTCACTACCCACTCCAGCTCGTGATATCGGTGGTTTGCTGGATACCATCACGTGGCTGATATCACATATGCTCTTGTGGCGGAACGGTATACGCGGCGGTCTCAAAAACCGCTTCCCATCTGGGATTGTGAGTTCAAGTCTCACCGGGAGCACTGAGGACAGGTGGCAGAGTGGTCTATTGCAACGGTCTTGAAAACCGTCGTACTGAAAGGTACCGAGAGTTCGAATCCCTCCCTGTCCGTTATGCGTCGGTAGCTCAATTGGTAGAGCACTGGTCTCCAAAACCAGGGGTTGGGGGTTCGATTCCCTCCCGGCGTGTAGGCGCTCATGGCGGAACTGGCAGACGCACCAGACTTAGGATCTGGCGGGTAACCGTGGGGGTTCGACTCCCTCTGGGCGCATGTAGGGCTTGACAAATGAAAGCAGATGTTGTATATTACTAATGTTGATTGAAAACAAATGAAATGAATGAATGGCAGTAATGAAATGCTCCGATGGTGAAAGACACAAAATTATAAATAATAATGTGTTTACTAACTCTAGGAGAAAACATGATTAAAGTAGAAGAATGGATCACAGAAACAAGAGAATTAAGAACTCAACACATAGTTGAAAATGAACCATGTATTGAAAGAGGTGGAAATTCAACCGTGCATCGTGGTATTCTAGCACAGTATTTGAATACAAATTTACCAGAAAAAATTGATTTATGTCACTATTGTGGAAATGGTAAATGTTCAAATCCTAAACATCTTTATTGGGGTACTCGCAAAGAAAATATAGAAGATGCTAAAAAACATGGTACATGGTTAAGTCCTTGGGATAGACTAGTTGAAAAATATGGTTATGAAGAAGCATGTAGAATTAATAGCAGAAAAATGATGGGAAATAAATCAGGTAAAGGAAATAAAGGAAAACCTAAATCTGATATTCATAAAAAGAATATCTCAGAGAGCTTGACAAATAGAAACAAATAGTGTATATTAAAACAGTAACGCCTTCGTAGACCAACCGGCAGAGTCGGGAGACTTAAAATCTCTGTAGTGTGGGTTCGAATCCCACCGAAGGCATGTAGTAAATGGGTATAGGCGGTGAAAGAAAAAAACGCCACTGGACAGCGATATAACCCAGTATCCCATTAAGCAGTAATGCACCCCTAGTGTCAGCGGTTAGCACAAGAGACTTTTAATCTTTTAGGGCTGGGTTCGAATCCCAGGGGGTGCACTTGTAGGACGATGAGCAACGGAAAACCAATCAGACCCTAAGTCCACTGGTAGTTTATTCCGCCCGTAGCTCATCGGTTAGAGTGGCCGTCTTATAAACGGTTGGTAGGTGGTTCAATTCCACCC